CAATAGATGAAAGCAAATCATATTGTAGTGAACAATGTTTTAAAGCATCTATGTTATGATATTATTAATAGATGCAGATAGCTTAATATTTGCGAGTTGTTATAGAAAAAAACAAACTCCTGATGACAATCCATATTATGAAAAGTTATCGGATAGTGTAGAAAAGTTTGAAGAACAACTTATGGGTATTGTAAATGATTTAGAGGAACATTACAACATAGACAAAGTACTTATATTTAGTGGTTCAAAAGGTAACTTTAGAAAACTAATAACAAAGAAATACAAAGCTAATAGACAAAAACAACAAAGACCACCTTTATTATATGATATGCACGATTATGTAAAAGAGAAACATAATTCTATTTATGGGTATGGTGTGGAGACAGATGATATGGTTGCAAGGTATTGGCACGATTTATCAAAAGAGTTTGGTAGAGATGAGGTTATGATTGTATCAATAGATAAAGATTACAAACAGTTTCCTTGNTTAATGTATAACTACCATTACAAGCATAAAGTAGTNTATGANATTACAGAAGAAGAAGCAATGTATAATTTCTATGAACAAATGATAATAGGAGATACTGCNGATAATGTAAATTACTTTAAAGGTAAGGGTAAAAAGTTTGCAGAAAACTATTTAGCAGAATGTAATAGCCATTACCAATACACTAAAAAGATGTATGCTTTATTTAAAGAAGTACACAAAGGAAAAGCAAAACAAAGGTACATAGAGTGCTATAACTTATTGAAATTAAGAACAAATTAAATAACAGATTAAAAGCAAAGAAAATGAACGAGAATGAAATGTTAAATTCTATAAAGGAATATGTAAATAATTTATATGGATTGGATATTGTAAAGGACACAAGAAAAAGAGAATATGTAGATGCAAGAGCATTATATTATAAATTATGTAAAGACTTAACAAAATGCACCTTAACAGTTATTGGTAATTCAGTAAATAGAGACCACGCATCTGTATTACACGCATTAAATAATACTATTCATTACATAGATGAAGAAGAAATAGTTGAGGGTAACTTACATTTCGGTAATGCTATAAACTTACCAAAGCAATCTCCTGCATATTTAGAACATAAAAACAATGAGTTGCAAAAAGAATTAGAAAGAAAGAATGCAGTATTGAGGTTGTTACCAAAATTAGAAGATATTTATTCTGAATTAAATAACTTAACAGAAGAACAAAAACAAAACGTAAATAGAAGAAACGAAATGCAATTCGATACTATTGGCAGATGTCTAAATAAGGTAGAAGAAATAATAAAAGTAGAAACAGAATAGGATGAAAAACGATAAACAATTAAATTACTTAAAAGTAGTATTATTAGGGCAATTAACTATTGAAGCAATAGAAGACTTACAACATACAAATAAATACAAACAGAACTTAAAAAATCAAGGTAATAAGTTTCTAAAGATGTTAGAGGGTTATGTACAGGATGATTACAATACTGTGTACTTAAACAACCAAGAGATGACTACAAACGTTTTAATAAAGATTGGAACGTTGATAGACAAGATAAAAAACTCTGATGTAGATGACCTTGTTATGATTGATGCTATAATAGATAAATACAAAGAAAATCAAGAATGGTTTATGAAAAACGCATCTGCAGACTTTCTAAAGTTAGATTAATGAAAAGCATATCTTTTAAAAAATAATAAAAATTAACTATATACTAATATGCAACTAATAAATATTCAAGAGGTTAAACCTAACGAAAACAATCCAAGATTTATAAAAGATTATAAATTTAAAAAACTTGTAAAATCAATTAAAGAGTTTCCTGAAATGCTAAAGTTAAGACCTATCGTAGTAAATAGCGATATGGTAGTGCTTGGTGGTAATATGCGTTTAAAAGCGTGTAAAGAAGCAGGATTAAAAGAAGTTTATATACTAAAGGCAGATGACTTAACAGAACAACAACAAAGAGAATTTATAGTAAAAGACAATGTAGGTTTTGGAGAATGGGATTGGGATGTATTAGGTAATGAATGGAACACGCAACAGTTAGAAGATTGGGGTTTAGAATTTATGCCATTTGAAGAAGAAGAAGTTTTAGAAGCTAAAGAAGATGATTTTAACGAAGCACCACCTGAACAACCTAAAACAGTTTTAGGGGATTTATACGAGATAGGAGAGCACAGGTTACTTTGTGGAGATAGTACGGATAGCGACCAAGTAGCAAAGCTAATGAATGGGAATAAAGCAGATATGGTGTTTACTGACCCACCTTACGGAGTTAGTTATACAGGAGGACACAACAAAAAACAAAGAGAGGGTATTAAAAGTGATGAATTTGAAAACGAAGAATTATCAAGTTTATTTGAAGATGCTATAAATAATGCTTGTATATTTTCAAAAGAAACATCTCCTTTTTATATTTGGTATGCAGGAGGTAAATCTAAAGAAACTTATTCAGGATTATCTAAAACACCAATTGAAGTTAGGGCAGTAATATGTTGGTATAAAGTAAAAAGTGGTTCGGGAGCGTTTATGTCACAATACATACCTAATTATGAACCTTGTATTTATGGTTTTAAAAGTGGTAATACTATAAAATGGTATGGACCAACAGATGAAAAAACTGTTTGGGAGTTTCCTAAAGATAAGCAAAATGAATATCATTTAACTCAAAAACCTATATTAGTAGTAGAAAGGGCTCTAAAAAATAGTAGTAAGAACGATGATTTAATTTACGATAGTTTTTTAGGTGGTGGTTCTACAATGGTAGCATCGCACCAACTAAAAAGAAAATGTTACGGAATGGAATTAGACCCTAAATATTGTGATGTAATTATAAAAAGAATGATTAAATTAGACCCTACATTAAAAGTAAAAAGAAATGGTGTTAACGTTAACAACGAATTTAAATTATAAAAAATGATAGAGAAAGTAAACCCACAACACCCTGATAAATTAGCAGACCGAATAGCAGGTGCATTGGTTGATTATGCTTACAGTATAAATGAAAATCCAAAGATTGCAGTAGAGGTTTTAATAGGACACGGATACTGCACTATTATATCTGAAACAACTGTTAAAACAAAAAAAGACATAGTAGATAATATCGTTAAAAGAATAGCAGGAAAATTAAAAGTTAATTACATAGAAGTACCACAAGATGTATTTTTAAATAGTAATCAATCAGAAAAAACAAAAGCAGGAGATAATGGTATTTTTAAAGGAATACCTATTGATGATGAAGTTAAAGAACTTTCTAAAATATCAAGAAGTATATATAAAAAATATCCAACAGATGGAAAATATATATTAGATAAAAAAGAAGGTAGGGTTATTATTTGCCAATCAAATGCAAAATCAAAAGAGTTAGAAGAATATATTGGTAATAAATATGATTTAATAGTAAACCCTTTAGGTTATTGGATAGGAGGTATTGATGTTGATAGTGGAGCAACTAATAGAAAATTAGGTTCTGATATGGGTAGAGCAGTAACAGGTGGAGGTTTACACGGAAAGGATTTATCAAAGGCAGATGTATCTGTAAATATTTACGCACATTTAAAAGCACAAAAAGAAAATAAAATAATAGATATTTGTTGTGCTATTGGAGATGAAAATGTAGATGGAAAAGATTATAGCGAAATAGTTGAAATATCAAGAGATTATATAAATTCAATCGGTGGATTTGAAAAATTTGCTGAATGGGGAATAGTTTAAAAAAATATGGAAAAGATATATCTTACAGAAATAAATGGTAAAATGGCTTATAAGAAAGGTAAAGATGGTTACTGCTACACTTTTAATAAAAATGAAAAAAGCAGGAGAAAAGCATACGATGATGCAAAAAATTCATACAAAAAAGATATTTGATTGGATAGGGTCTATATTTTTAATATCGGCAGGTATTTTAATTTCAGGTAAGTTTAAATATTTTGAGTGCAGTTATATATTATTTTTTATAGGACATTTAATATATATTATAAATTTTATAAAACAAAAAGAATACAGTTATGTAAGTGCTAATATATTTTTTTTAAGTATTGATATATTAGGGATATACAAATGGATATTATGAAAGAAAACCAAAACAGAACCGAACACCATAAAAAAGCAATAATAGAAGCATTAGAGAAATCTTTAGGGGTTGTTACAACTGCTTGTAAGATAGTAGGTATAGGTAGGACTACATTTTACCAATGGTTAAAAGATGATGAGGAATTTGCAAAGCAAGTAAAGGATATTGATAACATAGCTTTAGATTTTGTAGAAAGTAAATTATTTGAAAACATAAAGAATGGTAAAACATCTGAAACAATATTCTACCTAAAGACAAAGGGAAAGAATAGAGGTTATGTAGAAAGGCAAGAAATAACAGGTGCAGATGGTATGCCTACTAAATTTGAAATAGAAATAATAAAGCGTGAAGATAAAAACTAATGTTGTTTTTGAACACTTATTACAATCAGATAAAAAGATAACAATAGAGCAAGGTGGTACAAGGTCAGGAAAGACCTATAACATTTTGCTTTATATTATTTTTAAATACTGTTTAGAGAATACAGGTAAAACTATTACTATTTGTAGAAAGACTTTTCCTGCAGTTCGTTCTTCTGTTATGAGAGATTTTTTAGATATACTAAAACAATATAAATCTTATTCAGAAGAGTTACATAATAAATCAAACCACGAATATAAACTGAATGAAAACCTTATAGAGTTTATATCTTTAGACCAACCACAAAAGGTAAGAGGTAGAAAAAGAAACTTATTATTTATAAATGAAGCCAACGAGTTAGATTACGAAGATTGGCAACAGTTAGTATTCCGTACAGAAGATAAAATAATAATTGACTTCAACCCATCAGATGAATACCATTGGTTATACGATAAAGTAATACCAAGAGATGATGCAGATTTCTACATTACTACTTATTTAGACAATATGTTTTTAAATAAAAGTATTGTAGAAGAAATAGAGCGTTTAAAAGATACAGATGAAACGTATTGGCAAATCTATGGTTTAGGTTTAAAAGGTATTTCTAAAGCCACTATATTTAATTATACAGAGGTTAACCATATACCACACGATGCAGAGTTTATAAGTTACGGAGCAGATGCAGGATATTCAAATGACCCTACTACTTTAGTTTCTGTTTATAGAAAAGAACACAACCTCTACATTAAAGAACATATATACCAAACACAAATGACTACTTATGATATTAGTAGGAAGTGGAAAGAGATAGGAATACAAAGAGAAACAATATACTTTGATAGTGCCGAACCAAGATTGATTGAGGAATTGCGTAGAATGGGTTTTAACGTAAGACCAAGTTTAAAAGGTGCTGATAGTATCAACGCGGGAATAGACCTCTTAAAACGTTTTAAAATACATATTGAAAAAGATAGTCATAATTGCATACAGGAATTTAGGAACTACAAATGGCAAGAAGATAGAAGTGGTAAGATGATAAACAAACCAATAGATAAAAATAACCATACTATTGATGCAGTAAGATATGCTACCTATTCTGTTTTAAGTAAACCTAACTTTGGTAAATATGCTATCCAATAAAATTAACCTCTACAAATCGTAGGGGTTTTTTGTTTCTAAAATATTTAAAAAATAACTATATACATATATGAAAGTTGAATTAACAGTACCAAATAGTTTAAACGAGATTACTTTAGGTCAATACCAAGAGTATTTAAAATTAACTGAATTAAAAGATTTAACAGATATAGAACTATCTCTTAAAATGATTGAGATATTTTGTAATGTAAAGCTTGAATATATTAGATGCATAAAAGCAAATGATGTAGCAGATATTGTAAATATCATTTCTAATATGTTTGAAAGTAAACCGAGTTTAGTAAATACTTTTAAATTAAATGGCGTTGAGTATGGCTTTATTCCTAATCTTGATGAGATGTCTTTCGGAGAATATATAGACCTTGATACTAATATAGGAGATTGGGATAACATAGATAAGGCAATGGGTGTTTTATACAGACCAATAGAAATAAGAAAAGGTAATAGGTATCATATAAAAGAATATGATGCAGGAGATACAGAGCATTTAAAAGATATGCCATTGGATGCAGTATTGGGTTCTATACTTTTTTTTTATCATTTAGGGAACGAATTGTGTCAAGTTACGATGAACTCTTTGGGACAAACGGAGGAAACACTCTTACAAGAGTATCTCAATTCGGAACAAAATGGGGTTGGTACTCATCAGTTTATGCACTCGCTCAATCAGATATTAGGAGATTTGAAGATATCACTAAATTAAAAATGCACGAATGTTTACTATTCTTAACGTTTGAAAAAGANAAACAAGAAATAGAAGCAAGTAATATAAAAAATAAATTTAATGCAAGGAATTAGAGGGTTTTACCAACTTACAGAAAAGATAAAAGAGCAGTTACTAAATGATGTAAATGTCAATACAGTAACCACAGGAGATATAACAGAAATAGATTTATCTAAACAAACTATATTCCCTTTATCACATATTATAGTAAACAATGTAATCACAGAAGAACANTATTTATCTTTTAANATTACAGTTATGNCTATGGATGTTGTAGATGAAAGTAAAGAACCCACAGAAGATATATTCAGAGGTAATGATAATGAGCAGGATATTTTAAATACACAGTTAGCAGTATTGAATAGATTAACAATGGTATTAAGAAAA